GAGCGGGTCGGGCGGGCGCGCCGCGACGCCGACGCCATCCGGGCGGCCGACCTCGTGTTGACCACGTCGGGCGACAAGGTCGTACGCTCGGCGTCGTACCAGATCCACGTCCTCGAGCAGTTGAGCGACGCCGAGCTCGAGGCGTTCTCGACCCGCGGCGAATGGCCGGCGCGGCTCGAGGGGATCGTCGGCGCGCTCCCGGCGCCCGAGGCCAGCGAGCCATGAGCCCCGAGCCTCCCGCCGGGCGGATCCATGCGGCGCTCGAGCCCGTGCTCCGCGCCATGCTCCTCGAGAGCGACCCGCGGTGGCGTGTCAGTTGGGAAACGCCCGCGCTCGCCCGCGCGGCCCGGCGATGGGGCACGGCGCGGCTCATGCGGCGTCCCGAGGTCGAGCCATGAAGCGGCGCCCGCGCCTCGAGTACCTCCGTTGCGACCGTTGCGGTTGCTCGTATCTCTGGCGCGGGCTCCCGGGCTATCAGGGGCGGCGGTGCAATAGCAGGTGCGGCGATTGCTCCGCGGCGCCCGACGCGCCCCCCTGCCGCGGGCGGCTCCGCCCGGATCCAAGCCAAACCCTCGAGCTCCCCGAGCGCCTCGAGGTCTAAAAGCCGTGCCGGTCGTCTTGCGGTGCCTCGAACTCGTCGGCACGGTCTACCAGCCCGAGGGCCCCGAGCCGCGCGGCAAGTACCTCGCGAGCTACGATCCGGAGGCGCACGGCGGGCGGGGCGCATTTACATGGTGCGACGACGCCGCCGAGGCGCTCCGCTTTCCCGATACCCGCGCGGCGCTCGCGGCGCTCTTTGCCGTGCCACGGAACCGCCCCCGCCGCGGGGATGGGAAACCGAATCGGCCCCTCATGGCGTTTACCATGCAGACCGTCCCGCTCGAGGAGCCATGAGCGACCGGGCGTGCGACCATTGCCGCGGCACGCCGGCCGACGTCGAGGTCACGAGCGTCGTCGGCCTCGAGGCATGGAATCGGCTCCATCCCGGCGACCCGCGCACGCGGCTCTTTTTCTGCTCCCTCGTGTGCGTCTTTTTGCATGGCCTCGAGCTCGGCCACGCCGACAGCCTTCTGACGCGGCACCGGGCCCGCGGCACGCGGCCGCCGGCATGACACGCGAGGAGGCGCTCGCCGAGCTCGCCTTGCGCTACCGCGTGCGGCTCGTGCTCGAGGTCGAGCACGCCGGCCGGTGGGCACGCCTCCGGGGCGCCACCATGGCGGCCGCCCCGGAGGAGGTCGGCGAGGTCGTGCGCCCGCTGGTCGAGCTCATGTTGAAGCGCGTCCTCGAGCGCCTCGAGCACAACGACGCCTAGCCGAGCCCCGGGGCGACGCGCTACAACGGCCCGCCCATGAGGAGGGCCCGCGCATGAGCAAGCGCACGCCGACCCATGACACGGTCTACTACCACAAAGGCGGTAAGTGGCATCCGACACTCATCGGGCCGCACGAGGTCAAGAGCACGCTCGCCGCCCTGCACAAGGCCGGGTATCACGCCGTGCCGGGCCGGCGGAGCATCGGGGCGCCGTCGGGGCCGCCGCGAACGGCCGCCCGAGCTCGGGGCCGGAAGCTCTCGCCGCACGCCAAATTCTAAGCGGCCCCGTCGATGCCTCAACCCGGCGCCGGCGCGGGCCGCGTCCTCGGGCCCGACCATCCGTTAGCCATGCGCGCCGCGGCGCGCCTCCTCCTCGAGCAACGCAAGATGCTCGGGGCCTACGGGCCCGACGGCGACCCGTGGGCCTTTGTACGGGATTGCGTCTGGACGCGCGACGAGGTGACGGGCCGCGTGCGGCGCTATCCCGCGCACGAGTACGCCGAGCTCCTCGTGCGCCGCTGGCAAGAGTATCCGATACTCGCCGTGCCGAAATCGCGCCGCATGGTGATTACCTGGCTTTTCGTCGCCGCCAATTACTGGCTCGCGCGCTTCTCGCCGCACGCCAAGGTCGCGTTCATGGCGCGCAAACTCGGCAAGACTGAAACCGAGGGCTCCGCCGAGCTCGTGCGCCGCGCCAAATTCATCCACGACCACTTGCCGCCGACGTTTCCCGCGGTCGAGGTCGAATATTCGATCGGGTTTCTCCGCTTTCCGAATGGCTCGGAAATCGTCGCGCTCGGCGAGGGCGAGGAGCAAGCGCGCCAGCACACGTTTACCAGCGTGCTCGCCGACGAGGTCGCCTTTTGGGATCACGCCTTTGAAACATGGGTCGCGCTCCGCCCGACGATCGAGGGCGGCGGGCGCTTGACGGCCGTGAGCTCGGCAGGCCCGGGCTTTTTTAAGGACCTCGTGCATGACCAACTCGGTTAGCGCGTATGAGATTGAAACCTTGCGTCGGTATGCGCGCATCGGAAAAGGCTTCATCGAGCTCTGGCGACTCGGCGCACCGTGGCCTGTACATCGCGACATCACGATGTATCCAGAGCCGCCCGAGATTGACCCCGACGCGGTCATTGACGCGCTCGTCGCCTAGGAGCAAACCACGTGGCGAGTAACCCGGGCGAGTGGTACGCCGAGAAAGCCGCCGAGGCGGAGCGCCTCGAGGCGGAGCTCGCCGACGCACGCGCCCTCCTCGAGACGTACCGCGCCGGGCTTGAGGCCGCGCGGGAGGTCGTGCGCCGCCTCGAGCGCCGCCTTGAGCAAGCGCGGTACGTCGGCGACTGACGCATGCGCTACACAACCGAGGTCGAGCTCGAGCTCGCGGTGGAGATCCTCGACGCCGTGCGGGGCCGCTCGGGCTCGTTATGGTCGCCGCCCGAGGCCGCCGCGGCCGACGTCGCCGTGTACCTCGGCGCGCTCGAGATTACCGACGCGCTCCCGCCCGACGTGCTCGAGGCGCTCCGGGCCAACGCGCTCGAGCGGCTCGAGGCCGCCGCCGCGGAGCCTTAGCGCTCCCGGTAGCGGTCGGCCTCGAGCTGGCCACCGGGAAAGTGCACGCACGCCTCGGCGAAACTTAGCTTGTTGCCGTAGCGGGCGACCCATTCAGGCGACCCGGCGCCCGCATACGCGGCATAGTCGCCGATGTCGCCGGCGACGAGCACGACGCGGACGGTACAGCCCTCGGGGTCGAATCCGCCCTGCTCCGGATACTCCGTCCCTTGCTTGGGATAGGTGCGCGTGTTGACGCCGAGAATCCGCGGCGACCGCGGGTCGGGGAGCTCATGCACCGTCATTTTGGCAACCGCGCGACGACGCTAAAGAGCACGGCATACAACCCCGCCACGAGGCCGACCAGCACGACGCCAAACGTGCCGACCATCCATTTCAGGAGCCGCATATCCGCGGTGAGCTCGCCCATCGCGCTCGCCGCATCGTGCGCGACCTTCTCGGGCACCTCGGCGGCGCGGAGCGCCTCGTACACTTCCGACAGCAAGAGGCTCATGTGCTGTAACGCTAACGCGCCGGGCGGGCCGTTGGCAAGCCGCGGCGCGCGGCCCGCCACCGCCCGAGGAGCACGACGCCGAGAAACGCCGTCAGATCCTCGGGGTCCTCGTAGGGCACGAGCCGATATTTGCCGTCACGGAGCAATTGCACGCCGAGGCGGCACGGCGCCGACCAGGGCACGGGCGCCAGCACGCCGCCCCCGGGCGGCGCGTAGAGCATGCCGTCGAGGCCGTAGCCGGCGGTTTGCAGCGCATAGGTCGGCGCCATGCGGGTCGTGGCCTTGCGCTCGACAATCGTCGGCCGGGCGCCCGGGAGCACGCCGACAGAGTCGGCCGTGCCCGCGTAGCCGTACACGGGATGGAAAAGCGGTACTTGCCCGGCAAGCGGCGTGTATCCCTCGTACTCGCGAAACGCGAGCCACGCCTCGACATAGGGCAATGCCTCGGGATGCACGCTCCGCCAGTCGAGGTCGTCGGCGTCGAGGAGGTCGCAACAAGCGTCAATGTGTATGCCGCGCTCGCGGGCATGCTGTAAGACGTGCGGTTGCACAACCGAATAGTCCGGCGTCATGCCGGCGGCGTCGAGCAATTGTGTCACGCTCGGCACGAGCTCGCCGTCAACCCGGTAGGTATGCGTCGGCGCGTCGAATGCCAGCACGCGCGGCGTGTCGGCGACGTCGGTCGGGTTGAGCGCCATTAGGAGCGGCGCCGCGGCGGCAAGTAGGAGCGGCGCACGAGGCGCGGCGCGGGCCGGCGCTCGCCGTGCAACGCGGCCTCGACGGCGGGGCCGATTTGGTCGCAGAGCTCGTCATACTTGCGGTACGACGCATGCGCCAAATGGCGGCGGCCTTGCGTCGTCGCGACCCAACCGCGGAGCCAGTCGAGCGCGCGGTTAAACATCTCCTCGTGCGCGTCGTTGGGCACGTCGGCGGCCTCGAGCGCTTCATGGAGGAGCGCCATGAGGCGCCCGAGCCGTGCCTTACTCAAAGCGTCGTCCGGCCGGGGCTCGTCGGCGCTCGTGCTCGAGCTCGCGGGCCGGGTCGACGTCGGGCGCGAGCCCTCGGCGGCGGCCTTTTTGGCGGCGGCCTCGGCGACCGACCGGCGGAGCGCCTCGCCGAGGTCGCCTTGTTGCGGCGCGCGAGGCGCCGGCGCCGCCTTGGGCTCGGCGGCTTGCCGCTTGGGTTGCTCGAAATTGGCGGGCGCCTCCTCGCCGTCGCGGGCCCATCCCGGCATATCTTCCAAGTCTTGTGTAAATATTTCAGAGAGGCCGCCGAATCGCAACACGGCGTCGGTTTGCGCGCTCTTTTGCGCCATCTTGACGGTTTTGTTGACGTCGCCGAAATCGGCATCGCGGTGCCGGGCGCCGCGGCCCTCGGCCGCCACGAGGTCGCCCGACGTGACGAGCTCGCACACGAGCGCAATCAGCCCGGCCTCCGAGCCCATCATTTCCCACGTATCGACGTCGCGGCGAAAGCGCGGGCGCAATTGGAGCAAGCCGGTAATTTTCTCCGAGCCCGGCTTGCACAAGGTCGCCCGGCCCTTGCACTCCGGGCACGCGGGGCTCTTAGCGTCGGCGGCGTTGGGGCATTCCGTTTTGTTGCCACGCGGCCCGAGCTTGCGGTGGATGAGCATGTAATCGTTTCCCGGCACGAGACGGTTAAAGAGCCAGTCCACGAAAATCTCGCGGGCTTTTGTGTACGTCTCGAGGCGGGCGGCGAGCGCGACCGGGTC